TCCGATCTCTATTGGTGTTGCCCTCCCTGGCTGGAAAGCAGGGGGTGTTTTGGTACGTGGTGCCACCGGGGCTGCTGCTAACGTGGCACAAGAGTTGGCTACCAAGAAAGCTATCCAGTCTATGATGGAGACAGAGAGGGGTAAACAAGTCTTTGCTCCCAACCTGGATGATGCCCTTGTCTCTGGTATTGTGGGTGCTGGTATGGGTGTGGGTATGGGTACTAAACCCTCTGCAACTAAACTAACTGGTAATAAGAAGCTGGACAGTATCCGTACTGAGGCTGCTGCTAAACCGGTAGCTCCAGAAACACCAAAGGCTCCTATGATGGAGCCTGAGCAGTTGCGTCTATTTGACCAGTTTGATGAACGTAGTCCCATTAGTCCTTACCAGACTGAGATGGCTCCTGACATGTGGCGTGTGGATGAGAATGGTATTCCTATCCGTGCGGACCTCTCTATGGAAGTACAAAACCTTCAGCAACCTCTCCAACGTAACTTGTTTGGTGATGAGTTGGATGTTAACTTCCCCCGTGATCCTAACCAACCATTGGGTCCACTGGAAGGTGGAGACATTAAGGGAATAGAACGCTTCTCTGATCCTGTTCAATTCCGTAATGACCCAGAGGGACAGATTCCTCTCACAGAAGCCATTGACTCTATGGACCCAGTAGCCCGTACTGCTGCACTAGATCAGACTCAGGTGGGTAGGGAACTTCCAGCCTCTCCAGCATTGGAAGTGGCTAAGATGGATGCAGAGACAGTTATGCGCTCTGTCATGGAAGCATCTGGTGATAACCTGAAAGGATTTAACGCCAAGATGAGGAAGCAGAAAGGTACTCTGTTGGTTGGTGGTAAGAAGGTGGATGTTGTTCCTACTGAGGATGGTTTTGTAGCTACAATGGATGGTCAAGAAGTGGGTTACCTACGTTCTAACATCACTCCTGAACAACGTACCATGTTGGGTGAGGACGCCTCTGTTGACATGGTGAAGGTTAATCCGGAACTCCGTGGTCAAGGTGTTGGTAAAGCTCTGTACGATGCTTGGACTAAAGCTAATGAAGGTAACGTAATCCCTTCTGGAAAGACCTCTAAAGAGGCTTGGACCACTTGGAAAAAGAACAACACTCCCGCTGTAGACAAGTTTGTCAACCAAGAAGCTCAACGTATCTTGGGTGGTGCCGATCCACAGATGGTTGTTGGTAACATCACTGATCCTGCTGTAGCACAACGAGTACAAGCTCGTGCTGCTCTGTTGAAGAAGCAGGGTGGAGCAGTTGACCCTGATGTCTTCCTGAAAGACTTTCCTGAGTTTGTTGGTAGCAAGTTCAAGGATGCAAGTGGTAAGCTAAAAGCCTTCTACCATGGCACTTCTAAAGACAAAGCATTCACAGATATTAAGGCTGGAAAGACTGGTGCATGGTTTACCGATGATCCCAAAGGGGCCTCTGATTATGCTAAAGAGAACGACTCAAAGAACCTCAAGTATGATCCAGATACTCGGCGTTATGTGGAAGTGAACAACAATCCACACGTTCATCAGGTATATCTAAATGCTCAGAATCCTTACGTCATGGATGCTGTGGACAATGCTGGATATGCACGTGCTGATAACTATACTAAGTTCCAGCGGGAATTGACAGAGAAAGCTAAACGTCTTGGACATGACAGTATAGACTGGGGTGGGGGTGTTGTGACGGTCTTTGAGCCTACTCAGATTAAGAATGCCATTTCCCCTGTCAATAAAAAGCCCGTTCCCTTTAACTTCAAAAAACAAGGTGGTGGTTTTAAGATTGACTGGTCTGATGAAACTACCAACATGGAGAACTCCCTTGTTCGCAGTGAGGACGGTTCCTTTATTCCAAAGAATCCAGAAGTAGCTGATGTACTAACTAAAGCTTTGTCTGAAGGTAAAGATGGCAAGTTGTGGACCTACATGCAGAGTGGCGCTACCAGTGCTGCCATGAAGACTGGTTCTGCTGCTATCAAGGCTGCCTCTGAAATCGTACAGAACTCCCTGAAGCGTGCTGATCTGGCTATCCGTAACAGTGTCTTCCCTGCGGAAGCATCGTTGCGTAAGCTGAAAGGCATGGAAATTGAGGAGTTGTCCACTCTGTTCAAAGACGAGATGTTTAACGGGGAGCGCTATGACGGTGACATCCTTGCTAAACACCTGACGGTGGAGCAACTGGAAGCCTACCGCAACATGCGTGACCTGTTCGACCGTACCCTCGACGTACAGAATGAAGCCCGTCTGGCTAAGGGACAGGAACCCATTAGCCCTCGTGAAGCTTATCTGTCTAGTCGTTGGCAAGGTGACTTCCGTCGCCCCATCTACGATGCTGATGGTAAATTGGTGTGGTATCTTGCTGCTAACAGTCGTATGGGACTGGAGAGTCAGACTAAGGCCCTCATCAAACAGTTCCCTGATCTTGTGGTTGATACTAGCAAGGACAAGGTAGTGCGTAGCTCTACCAGCAAGACTGACTTGCAGAGTGCCTATAGCACCATGCTAGACATCTTGGGCAGGGATGATCCCGCTGTGGATAAGTTGCGTCAAGCTATCCAAGATCAAGTGGTGTCGGAAAGTGAATTGACCTTGGCACAGAAGAAGCACTTCGAGAAGAAGGGCAACATCCGGGGCTTTGTTGGTGACCGTCCAGGCTTCACTGGCTCTAAGGAAGCCACTGCCATGTTCCAACAGCAGATTCAGTATGCCAAGAACGCATTCAAATGGGCTGAAATGCAAACTGCTGGTGATTCCATTAAGGAGTTGATCAGTAGTCCCGAGTTGCAGAAACAACAGCCCAACAACGTCAAGTATATCCGTGAGTATTACAAGAACGCTGTGGGTATGGGTGAGAGTGCTGTGTTTAAAGCCATTGACGATTCAATTCGTACAGGTCTTGGTATCAGTCCTTCAGAGGTTAGTCGAGTGGTTGGTAACATTAAGAGTGTGTTCATTATGCAAAAGTTGGCAGCTTCGGCTGGCTACACTGCTGCAAACATGGTACAAACTACTAACGTGCTACCCTATTTGATGAATCTCCGTGGACAGGGCTACAAGGGTAATCCTGCTGTAGCTATTGCTGTAGGTGTTCCTGCGGGACTGGCAATGGGTGTCTCCCACTACATGAAGGCGTTGGGTGGGGAGTATCTCTCTGCTCTGCCTAATCAGTTCATGAAGGATGCCTTCCAGTATGCAGAGGACAATGGTGTAACTGCTCGCTCTGTTTATGATGAAGCCCCGTTGACCACTAACAACAAGATGTTTGATGCAGCTGCGTCCACTGCTCGCTTCACTATGGCCTTCCCTGAAACGGTGGTGCGTAGTACAGCGTTCATGACGTACGCCCAGATGCTGAAGGACAGTGGTAAATTCACTGACCAGTCAAAACTGTTCCAGATGGCTGAGGAGTTGGTGAACAAGTCAATGGTGGACTACCGTGAGTCTGAGAGGGCTCTACTGTTCTCCAAGGCCGGTACTACTGGTAACTTCCTGAATACTCTGCAAACCTATCCCATCAGTTTCTATAACCAGTGGGCATATATGGCAGGAGAAGCAGTGAAAGGACGACCAGCAGGCTTGGCTACTATGATGGCTCTACAGTATGCCATTGCGGGTGCTATGGGGTTGCCTGGATTTGATGATGCGGATAAGTTGTATCGCTGGATGCGGGATGAGTTTGTGTCTACATCTACGTGGAACAAGATGGCGAAGAGTCCTTTCTTTTCTGATCCTAAGTTGTGGATGATGGAGAACTTTGGTGATGCTACTGTGTATGGTGCCTTGTCGGACCAGACTGGTATTGGTATGACTTCTCGTGTGGCTTCTCCAGGAATGGGTGCTATGCTCCAGAGTCCTGCTGGCCCGGTCATGGACCTTGGTAAACAAGCTATTAACTTAGGTAAAGCTGCCCTTGATCCAACAAATCCAACCAAATGGGCTCAAAGTGCTATGTCATCTGTACCAGTGGGCCTACAAGGCTTACTGGAGACTGCTCCCTTCATGAAGGATCACACTTATGTTGAACGTCCTGATGGCACCAAGGTGTTCATGAAGACTTCTGACTTGGCTGACCGCAAGGGAGGCTATGCACGTACTCCAGAGGAAGTGGATGTACGTAAGTGGGGTGTTCGTAGTCAGGCTGAGGTGAAAGCGCGTGATGTTGGATATGCTACCAGTTCTGCTAACATGTCGCTAACGCGCCGTGGCGGAGAGTTGATAGACCAATACTACGATGCTGCTCGTAATGGCAATGTTAAGAGGGCCACTGAGTTGGCAACTCTCTACAAAGACATTACTGATCGGGACATCTCTAGTACACAGACGGACAACCAGATGAAAGAGGAGTTCTATACAGAAATTGAACGTAATGCGGACAAGAGTAATACTCCCCGGCAACTGCTCAATGCTGCTAGAATGTCTAAAATCCTACAACGTTCTGAAAGCGTACAATGAAAGAAGAGTTGAAGAAACAACTTATTCGTGATGAGGGGGTTATGGAACACGCCTACCAAGATCACCTAGGTTATTGGACCATTGGTGTTGGACGTTTAATTGATAAACGTAAAGGTGGTAGGTTGCGTCAGAATGAAATTGAGTTCCTGCTGGACAATGACATTGCTGACCGTGTTGCTGCCTTGACAGAGAAGTTACCCTGGTTCTCTAGGCTGGATGAAGCTAGGCAAGGAGTGTTGTTAAACATGTCCTTCCAGATGGGTGTAAAGGGCCTTCTAGGCTTCCGTAGCACCTTGAAGATGGTGGAGAATGGTGAGTATACCAATGCAGCCAATGGAATGCTACAAAGCCTCTGGGCACGGCAAACCCCTGACCGTGCTAAACGACTAAGTGAACAGATGCGGACTGGTATCTGGAAATGACAAAAGCCCCTAAGCTCAAAAGGCCGAGGGGCTTTTTTTTTAGCTGTGCTCTAATCTATGACAATTAGCACACAACGTTTGTAGATTAGATGGGGCATCATTAGAATGATTCCTATCTATGTGGTGAACATCTAGTTGGCATGTGTGCTCAGGAACAGACCCACAACGTTCACAAACTATGTTCATTCCTCTACGATACTTTCGTTTGGTGAGGGAAATACGTTCATTCCGTTTTACATCATACAACTTTTTATCGCAAGGACTACAGATAGCCTTGTATTTTCCATTGCTAGATGCTTTCTGTGGATTCTTATCACAGATAACACACATGCCTCTAATGTTAGTTGGTTCCCGTTTTCGACGAGTCCATTCTGACATAGGGGCTTTTCTTTTATGCACCTGGAGAAAAGACTCCAAAATACTGAGATTTCAAATACCAAGAATCTTTTGGAAGATGGTCGTCAACACACAAAGTCATCTTATAGAGTCGAGAAAGAATGACCCCAGTATCTATATTATAAGTACTTACATACAGACAGTGCCCTGTAGAAGAGGGGCACTCACTGGTAGCTTGCTCTAATACGGATTCAGACAAATCAGCATCTATGGAAAGGCGTTTTAGTTGCATTTATTCCTCATTAGAGTACTTCACAATACCAATACGAATTACCAACAAGTCAATGATGATGAGCCAGAGAGGTTGTTCCCATTCTGATTCTTCTTCCTCCTCATCTGGAATCATGTGCTCAATACCAACTTTCAAGCCGTTGATTAGCTCTAGAGTGATATCAAACACCGCAGGAACCGCCATGTAGTTTGGTAAAGGCTAGTGAGAATACCTTCCGACACCATTCAATGAATACGTCTTCAGTCATGTCGTTTTTCATAAAGCTGATTCGTTTGTGTACAAATTGGATATTACCTTTCACATACCCCTTACTAGAATCGATCCTGTCCAGAGAAGCCGTGTTTTCTCCTGAAGCACGTTGATGCGGGCGATAGGTTAAAGGAACACCAGAATACTTACACAGCCCGTTCTGCTGTGTCCATATATCTACCACATCCTCAAAAGATATTTCTACAGGAATGCCCCTTCGTACTGCATGTCCTTTACAAACAGTCAGGATATGAGGAGAAAGTCCATTAACATAGTGACGTTGTGTTGCTTCACGGACCTTAGCAGAACAGGTTCGGCATGAATTAGTTCGTCCCTGTACAAGTTGGGAAACACGGCGAGTGGCTTCATATCCACAAGCACAGCGTACGGTCCAGTATTTTTCCTTAAGAAAGGGCCCATCCTCTATCACTGTCCATTTACCAAACACCTCCCCTATAGTTAGCTTCCGCATGTCCCTCCCCCCGTTAGATCACAGATGTCCACAATCTCGTCATACACAGTGTCCTTATGTTTCAAGGCTTCAGAGTATGGTACTGCCGTCAAGGGTTGACCTCCTCGACTTCCATCTGGGTAACAAGTAAATCCCCTAAGTCTCGGAGCGTAGCGAGCAAGAATGCTTGCGAACTCTCCGACGGAGTTTTCGTCGTTACCATCTGTTCCCCATTGGGGCAGATTAATGGTGCTTGAAATTGACATGTCAACGTAATCTTGTATGTCTGCTTGGAATTTAATTCGTCGTTCATAGTCGTTACTTAGGTCAAGGGCACTTTCAATGGAATCAGGATCAACACCATACTTTGCAATTAGGGCTTGGGCAGTTCCATCTACGACATATTGGTACTTCCACTTTGTTCCCTCTGTTAGAAACCGTCTTTTGTAAGCCACAGCGAAAAGAGGCTCAATACCAGTAGTAGTACCAGCCAGAATACCAATTGAACCGGTAGGAGCAATAGCGCGATAAGCGACAGGACGACTAATGTAAAACCGATCACAGTGTTCATTAGCACTTCGTTCAGACTCATCTTCATACACTTTCAACCATTTGTGGAGTTCAGGAGTTACTTCATACTTAGAGTGTCGCTGTAGCAACCACTCATGTAGACCCATTGTACCCAAGCCAATCCGTCGATTCTTTTCACGTACTTGGTATACCTTATCAAAAGGCAAATCAGCCCTAATGGAACCACAAATTAGGAACATGCTTGCAACACGAACAACCTCTTTTAGTTCCTCCAACGAGGAGATAGCTGCAAAATTAGTTGACCCCAAATTACAACAATCTCCATCGTCCTCTGAAGTTACCTCAGTGCACGCATTCCTAAGGGTCTCATTTTGTTTGTCACCAAAGTTAAAAGAGAATCCTGGCTCACCTGTCTCCATAGCTTGGCGTACATTCTGCAAGAAGACTGCATTATTGGCTAGTCCGCCTACTAATGCAGCGTCGTCATAGTTGACAGAGATGTTGGTCATGTCTAGAGGAGCAGGAAAGTTAAAATCCTTTTCCTTGAGAGCTTTAATCTCAGAGGACCAGTTCTTAATGGTCAGGAATTCTTTAATATCCTCATGCTGCCAATTCAGACTAGCATAGATAGCTGACCTACGGCTACCCCCTTGCATCACCCCACGACCCGCTTCATTAATCATCTGCATCAATGGGAGGGGACCACTAGCTGTACCCCCTGTTTTGCTAAGTGGACGTCCCTTTCCGCGAAGGCGGCTGTAGTCTACACCAATGCCCCCACCAGTCATCAAACAAGACACTGAGCGTTGCATCAAGGCTGCCCACTCTTCTCTAGTATCAAATTCTGCTCGTAGCAAAAAACAGTTGTTAAAGAAACTATGACCTCGACCTGAATACCAAATGTAGCGGCCTCCAGGCAAGAACTTAAACTCTGTAATGAAGTGTTCTAGTTGTTGACGATCACTAGCAGACATCAAAGGGGAGGCTTTACCCCAACGACTACCACAGACATCCTCTACAATGTCATGAGCACGTTGTGCCCAAGTCTCCCCTTGAAACTTTGCATACTTCGTATTGAAGATTGTTTGAGCAAAAGAATTACGAAATTGTGCCAATCTTTACCTCCGGTTTATTAGAACCCGTGAGGGCCTCTTGTTCTTTTAGTTTACGGTCTGCTTCAAGACGACACATCTCGCACACTCCCTTCCGCTTCCAAGTCCGGTGAATCGTACACCTCGCTGGATGGGGTTGACCCTTTGTCATGAAACTCTCGAATTGCATTGTTAGCCTCTTTTGTCTCTACCAATCGTTTTAGATATTCTTTTTTACCACGCTGAGTTTCAGCGACAAGCTGCCAAGAGGTCTTCTCTGTTTTCATCAATCTCTTCGTTAAATTTATCAAGAATATCTTCTAGCTCTAGACCAAGGATGTCTAGAAACTCCATTACGTCCAGCTTTGCAGCAATTAGGTCGTGTAGTTCATGGTTCATGTAAACAGCATCCAATATGCAATCATGAGTACAAGAGTCCACCAGCCGATTTCAGCAATAATATCAGCGTTCATCACCAACTCCCTGAAGAACACCCCGTTCTGCTCGATCAGACAACTTGACAATGTTAACCTCTGCAACGTCGGTCAATGAGTAACCCAACTCATTAGCAGAGGCAGTGAGATACCACAACACATCTCCCAACTCTTTCAAGGCAAGAGGTTTGTCGAGTTTTCCATCTCGGATGAGCTTTTTGACTTTTTCTGAATACTCTCCAGATTCTCCAGTAAGACCGAGGGCGCAATAAGAAAGAGCAAGGGTGTTTCCACTGCCAGCTTCAGGATATAGAGCAAATTGCCGAGCCAGTTTTTCATATTCGTAAAAGGACTTAATGTTCATTTAGTTCGCTTCTCAACTTCTCGTTGCAAATACCAGATGGCTTTGAGAATATCTTCTGTACCATTCTTGTAATCAGCACGCCAGATGTATTTCAT